CTATTACGAAAATCAAGCTGCGGATAATGATGATTTTTACGTCCAGCGCATGGTTGAAAACCGATCTGGACTGGCCCCTATGTCCCCGCAGCAATTCATCTTGGCTGATACGGTGAGTGGGGCGGCAAGTTCCCGGCGCGAGGTCATGTTTACCATCCATGATCCGCTGGTAATGGGGGTCGATGTGGCAAGATTCGGCAAGGACGTTTCGATTATCCGTTTTCGCCGTGGTCGTGACGGGCGTTCTATCCCGCCGATCTGCCTGCCCAAGGTTGATACCATGGCGCTGGCGGCGCGGGTCGCGGATGAGGCCAAAAATCGCGATGTCGATGCCATCTTTGTCGATGGCGGCGGTGTCGGTGGCGGTGTTGTGGATCGTCTGCGTCAAATATCATCTGTCCGCCTGTTTGATATCAATTTTGGCGCGGCCTCTGATCGGCAGGATTTCGAGGATGGGAAAACCCGCTATGCCAATAAACGGGCAGAAATGTGGGGCAATATGCGCAACTGGCTCTCTCATGGAGCCATTGACGATCATCCAGGCCTGATCGGGGATTTAACCTCACCACAATACTCGCTGGTCCAGCGGGATGGGTTCGACGCGATTCAACTGGAAAGCAAGGATGCGATGCGCCGCCGTGGCCTGCCATCACCGGATCATGCGGATGCCTTGGCGCTCACATTCGCGTATTCGGTAAGCAAAACGTCAATGCACGGTAGAATATTCGGAAGAAAATCAGAATTTGCCGTAATGTACTATGACCCATTCAAAGACCTGTGATTTGTATTACAGTCTGTTTTATGCTATGGAATTGTGGTCGTGTCGTGAGACGCTTCGTTCCTTTAATGGAGTTCGTTATGTGCGGTGGCGTCGTCAGATCTTCCATTAAAACTATTGCAAGTATTTTTAGTGGTGGGGGAAAATCGTCACCGTCAGTTCCAACCCCTGTTGTTGCGGCAGCCCCGGTTGCTCCGGATCCGGTCACATCGACCGGCGGGGCAGCCTCGGGCACCGCTTCAACCGTCAAAACCTCACAACAGGGCTTGACGTCCTCCGCCACGACAACGGGCAATGGTAAGGGGCTGGTTGGATCATATCAGACCAATGTTACGGGAACCGATGGATTATCCCAGTTCGCCACCACGACTGGGAAAACTCTGTTGGGGTCATGATCAATGGCGGATGTGGCGAAAATCCGACGCTATCTTGACAAGCGCCTGTCCTCCCTGCGGACAGATCGTCTGTCATGGTGGCAGACATGGTATGACATTTCCCGCTTTATAGTGCCGCGCCGCGGCAAGTTTCTGACCTCTCCCAATCAATCAGATCGGGGGAAAGACAAGAATACGTCGATTCTGGATGGCACGGCACGTTTGGCCCTGCGCACTTTGGCTTCCGGCATGACAGCGGGCATCACCAGCCCGGCACGGCCATGGTTCCGTTTGACGCTTGGGAATGACGAAATTGCCGATCAGTCGGAAAATAAGTTGTGGCTGTCTGAATGCCAGCGCCGCATTTTCCGCGTCATGTCCCAATCCAATTTGTATAACAGCCTGCATGTTGCCTATGAAGAAATCGGCCTGTTCGGTACCGGGATCATGCTGGTGGAGGATGATCCAAAAACAGTTATCCACTGTCATACACTGACATCTGGGGAATACATGCTGGCCCTGGACGGGAAATTCCGTCCAAATGTCCTGTTCCGCGAATTTGTTATGACTGTGGATCAGGTGGTTGGCCGCTTTGGCTTGAATGCCATATCACCCAGCGTACAGTCTTTGTATGAATCCGATCAGCTTGAGCGCGAAATCATTGTCGCCCATGCCATCGAACCCGTAGATGACAAATTCACCCATCCCATGCTGAAGAACCGCGCTTTTCGGTCGATCTATTGGGAATTAGGGCAGCAAAACGATCTCCTGTTAGAGGTCAAAGGCTATCATGAAAAGCCTTTTTGCGCCTTCCGCTGGAATGTCATCGGCAATGAAGCTTATGGATGTGGCCCCGGTGAGGACAGCCTGGGGGATGTCAAATCGCTGCAAAAGATGCAGCTTCGTATCCATCAAGCCATCGATAAAAAAGTGCACCCGCCCCTGATTGCCGATCCATCAATGAAGACGGAAACCGCCAATCTTTTGCCGGGCGGCATTACCTATGTCTCGACCCAATCCGGTGTTGGCTTTAAGCCGGTCTATGAAGTTCCGCTTCAGGTGCAGGAACTGGAAATGAAGATCAAGGAGACGCAGGAACGGATCAATCAGACGTTTTACAAAGATTTATGGCTGATGATCAGCCAGCTGGATACCGTAAGGACGGCCACGGAAATCGCTGTCCGTAAAGAAGAAAAAATGCTGATGCTGGGGCCAGTGCTAGAGCGTCTGCAGAATGAACTGCTGAATCCGCTGATTGACCGCATTTTCGGTATTATGCTGCGGAATGCCCTGATCCCCCCGCCGCCACAGAGTATCCAAGGATTTAATCTTGACGTGCAATATGTCAGTACGCTGGCCGATGCCCAAAAGGCCGTCGATACGACCGGCGTTGAACGTCTGGTTGGCTTTATTGGAAATTTGGCCGCGGCCCGCCCAGATGCCCTGGATACGCTATCCGTTGATGCCGCTATCGACGATTACGCGGATATGCTTGGGGTATCCCCCCATATCCTGAATACATCGGATCAAGTGGCGGCAATCCGCAAACAACGTGCAGACCAAGCGGCACAACAACAATCCATCCAGAACAATCTGGCCGCAGCCCAGGGGGCAAAAACCCTCTCCGCCGTCGATGTCGGCGGCGGTCAAAATGCCATCCAGAAAATGATTGGAGCATGATCATGGCGGATGATGCCGAGATCAACATGGATCAAACCATTCTGGATTTGACCCTGTCGGAAATTCTGAAAACCGCGTCTGGACGCATGTTGATTTGGACATTCCTGTCCAGAACAGGGGTTTTTCGCAGTTCATTTTCCACTGACGGCCCCATCATGGCCTTTCAGGAAGGTCGCCGATCCATTGGCCTGGAAATGCTGACCGATATCCTGCGGTTGGACCAGAACGCCTTTACAACCATGCTGGTTGAAAACCAGAAACGTGAATCACAGCGGCAATCCACAGCCATGGAATCTGCCGCCGAGCAAATGGAGACTGACGTTGCCTGATGAAACCATAAGTTCTGCTGATCCGGAAGATAGCGCCAATGCCTCCCCTGTGGATGCATCTGCCGGATCAAGTTCGGCGGAAAGCGATGCATCCAGCTTTTTGGGAGATGCCCAGACGGCCACCACCCCTGCTGCGGATGGCCCCGATCCTACCAGTATGGAAAAAACGGTGGAGGAGACAAAACCGACGGAGTCTGGCGCCCCGGAAAGCTATGCTGATTTTTCCCAGGTTCAGGGGGCTGAAATCGCCACTGAAACGCTGGACGCCTTTAAGCCTCTGGCCAAAGAACTGAATTTGACCCAGGAACAGGCGCAAAAGCTGCTGGATTTTGCCGCCCATAATATGGCGGCTGCAGTTCAGGCCCCCTATCTTGAGTGGCAGAAAACCCAGGGTGAATGGCTAGCCACCATCGCCGCAGATCCGGAAACTGGAAAACAGTGGGGGACTAAGCAACAGCCTGGCCCGGCCCAGATCGCCGCGACCCGCGCAATCACTGAATTGGGCGGCGATGCCCTGCGCAATGCTTTGAATATAACCGGAGCCGGAAGTAACCCCGAGATCGTCCGGGCCTTCGTCAAGATCGGGAACATGCTGTCTGAACCAGGCTTTACCAGTGGGACACCCGTAAAAACCGACGAAAAGAATCCCGCTAAAATCATGTATCCAAACCATCCCTAATCCACCGTCTCGATCACCGCAGTGATGCGGCATTTCCTTTGAAAGGATAAATCATGGTGACAACGTCACTGCCAACCACCAACCTGACCCTGGCCGATTGGTCCCGCACTCTGGACCCGAATGGGAAGACGGCGCAGATCGTTGAGCTTTTATCCCAGTGCAATGAAATTTTGGACGATGCCGTCTTCTGCGAGGGAAATCAGGCGACTGGTACCCGCATTACAATCCGCACCGGATTGCCGGCTGTTTACTATCGATCCATCAATCAGGGGGTTCCCTCCAGCAAGTCCACATCGGTTTCGGTGGATGAATCTTGTGGTCTTCTGGAAGCGCGATCGTACATTGATCGCCTTGTAGCGGATTTGAATGGCAATACGGCGGCCTTTCGCCTTT